CTTTACACTTTGACGTATAAGCTGTTGCTTTAAAAGTGCCTAAGTTTCGTTTCTCAACTTTATCTTCTACTTTATTTGGCACTTCGTTTTCATTGCTATCAATCTTATTTCTCAATCCTTTTACTTCTCTCTTCAATTCATTAATATCGCTTTTTAATCTCTCGTTCTCTTTAAGCAAAATAATTACTGAATCACTAGTATTAATTAACAGTTCATCTTTTTTCTTTTCTTCAATTGATGCTATTACGGTCAATGTAATTAATACGATAGCCAAAGCTATAATTTTTCCAATTAAAATTTTATCCTCTAAATTACTTTTACGCAATTTTTGTATAAATTTTCCCAAATTTCCATACCTCCATCGACTGGTGCTTGTTTTTCTTCTAACAAGTCATCTTCATCATGGATGTAAAAACACTTTCTTGTTCGTATTTGACTTGCTTGTTTTCTAATAAAATCTATCTCAACATCTTTGTCATATGCAAAGATGATATTTGCATCTAGGCTACGCAATAAATAGGACTGTACTGGACTCAAATCCTTTCCCATTATTGACACTGTATTGTAGTAGCCATATTGATGTGCCTTCATACAAGATTTTTCAGATTCAAAAACTATTACTTCTCCAATCCTTTTAATATGTTCATAAGCTCTATGAAGGTTATATAACTCAATACTTTTGTCAAAATGAATGAGATACATGTATTTCATATTATTCATAATTTCTTCATTATCGCCAACATATCTTCCTTTAATTGATATTAATTTTCCGTCTTTATTGTATATAGGAAATACAACCCTTTGTGTATCCGTATCGTACATAACCTCAAAATCCATTTGAGTTTTAACATTTATCCCATCTTTTAGAAAATTTATATGTGGATACTTTACATACCAACTAAATACCTTTTTCTTATCGTAAACTTCATTTTCTTTTGTCGTCAAATTACTAAGTCTCTTTCTTTGTTTACGATTTTTCTGTACTGGTCGTAAGAAGGCTAGGGGGTCTGGAATTTCTTCACTAAAATCATCTCCTAGCTCAAACTTAAGGTATTCATCCCACCCAAATAAGTTGCAGATAACAATTTTAGACTCATACAAATAGTCTAAAGCCTCTTCACCTTCAACTTCATGATTAATATATGTTATCAGTCCAAATATATCTGTTGATATTCCTCTCGACCTTACCTTACATGGTAAGTTTGGTGTAAGATAGACTTGAACTGTTCTACGATTATTAGACATAAATCTGTCTGGCAATCCTGCTTCTACCCTATTAGAAGTTCTTTTAATATAATTACATTCAAGGTGTTCTAGAAGTTCTTCAATCAAGTCTTCTTCTAGCAATCTTTCTTTTATCTCTTTTAAATCACTACTCATCTTGCTCACCAACTAATCTATTTGGCTTTTATGCTACATCATCTCTATATACATTTTTTGTGTAGCCAATTTCCTTCCATCTATTAGCATTAAAATCAACTTCGAGTACCAATACATCAAGTCCTGTTATATTTGATTGACCCCTTCTGTTCTTACTCGTAAACAATAAATAATAAGTTTTACCTTTTTTCAATTTGAATTTATTCTTAATTAACTTCTTGTCACCAACGTCAATTATATCTAGATTTTCATTTCCTTCAAAATTTTCATCTTGATTAAATGGGTCATCTTCTATTGGAATCCAATTTATTACTTCTAACTCTTTATCTCCATCTTCAAGCTCTGTAGGATGAACAGGTCTCATGTGCCAAACTAAATCTGCAACGTTCTTAATCTTCTTACCATCTGCTATAGATTGTTCATCTAGCCAATACCTACTCTTATGTGTGTCAGCTAACTGAACTGTAGCAAACATTGCTAAATTCAATCCCCCGCCATCCTTTCTAGCAAGTTTGTATAAGATGTCAAAATCTTCAACGAATTGTTGCCAACGCTCTCTAGTTCCACCTTCACTTGGCTTTGCTGTATCAATAATCCATCTTTTGTATCCACGACTAGCATATTTCTTAACAGCTTTTTGTACATTGTCCATTGTATAATCTTCAAGTGGAATAAATTTAATTAATGAATTGTTATTACCATCTCTTTGACCAGTAACTTCTTTTACCCATTGCACTGCCATTTTTAGCTTAGCTTTTTCTTCATCTGTAAATCCACCTTTATTAATGGACTTACGATTAAATCTAGCTTTTTCGAACTGGTCTTTAAACTTATCGTAAAGTTCTGTACCCATGATTGTAATGAGTAGCATTTTTCTGTATTGTGCTAAATCCATCTCATTGGCGATAATTGCTAGTTTTTCTTTATGTTCAATACATGCTAAAAAAATCTTTTCAATAACAAAACTTGTTTTACCATTACCAGAGAAAGCACCTAAAATGCTTAATGTACCATATGCCCATCCGTTAATCATGTCAGTCATTTTTTTACCTTTGTGGAATGGCATACCTAAATCTGGATTAATATCAAGTTCTTCAATAAATGACTCTAAATCATCCAGTAAATTGTATGCAACAATTTGAGAGTCATTATTTTCTATGTCAATATTGTTTATTTTATCATTCCAATACATAGAAATCATTTGACGAGTCATAGTTTTATAATTATACTTCTCATCATTATTTTTTAATACCTTATCACCAAAAAGTTTATAGTATTCTCTCAGTAATGAATATTTTTTAACTTCATCGTAATAGCTTTCAAAGTTAGCTTCTTTCCCCTTTGTTTCCTCCATTAGTTCCTCAATAGTTGCATATCCACCGTACTTCTCATACATATCTTCTAGCTTTAATGTGACAACTTCACCTTGAACACTAATGTCATCAAAAATTGTCAATCCTTTTTTGTGTAGGTTTCTTCCCAATCCAAGATAAAATGCCCAGATTGTATTCCCCATTGTGTTTTTGTTCAACTTCTCTGCTGTATAAAGGTCATACAAATCTGGATTGTTCCACATCATTCCTACTAAAATAGCTTCTTTGTTATACGATTCTTCATTGAGTTTTTTAATACTCAAATATATCACTCCTTAGTCTCCTAGTATGTCACTCATGTCTAATCCATCGTCTTTCTTCTTATATTCTACTTCACGATTATCAAACATAAGGTCTAATTGACTTTCCTCTTTGGCTTTTGCTATTTTCTCGCTCTGCTCTGTTCGAATTCTCTTTTTATAAGCATCTTCAAGTTTACTTTGAATAATTTTAAGACTATATCTCATTTCTTGTCCTAGGTCTTTAAAATGTCTATTTAATCTTGCCCATTCAATGTCATCCTTTGACATCCTATATGCTTCTGCAATAACTGAATATGGATAGCCTTTCTTATATTTCTTCTTCCAAAACTTCTGAAAGCGATTCGTACCATTTCTTAAGTCTTCAATCATCCACCATATACTGTCTGGATATTTTACTTTAATATTAAAGAGACTTCTTAGAACTGAATCCAATTCATCTCTTTCTCTCTGCTCTCTTTCGCTTTCTTCTTTTTCTTTTATAAATTTCTCCCAACATTTGCCTTTATGATAATATTTATTGGTAGTTTTTCCTGTTTTCTCAGATGTTATAGAGTATACTTCCATGTTTTCTTTAACATCTTTCTCTCTACATATTTGACAAATTAAAAGTCTAGCCAATTTGTTCACCACCCGTAATATTTTTTAATGTTCGTAGATACACTGTCGTACTAAGTTCTTTTATAATTTTCAAAAAGAGTCTCTTGAATGTTCACGCTTTTCAATACTATCACCTTGTGTTGATATTTTATTTGGCAGTTGAGTATCTCTCTATAATACTATACACTTCTTTTGTAGTATTTGCAATCTGTTTATTTTCAACAACATAATCACATATTTTTTCTACATCTTTAAAATCCTCTCTGTCTGCATGAAGTCTACGAACAACTTCATCTACATCATCTCCACGTTCCAGTTGACGAATTAGTCTTTCACGCTCTTCTACTTTTATATTGATGGCAATGACATTTTCCTTACCTATAATTTTAACTAGCTCTTTATATCCATGAATTGTTACTACTACAACATAGTTATCATTCTTGTAGTCTATACCTTCAAGAGATAGTCCGTAAAACCATTCACGATATTTAGCTGTCTCGGCAAACTTTCCTTCGGATGCCATCTTTAAAAAAGTGTCATCATCTATAAAGTGATATTGAACTCCATTTTTCTCCCCTTTTCTCATAGGGCGAGTTGTATAAGATATTATTCTTTTTATACCAACCTCACTAAGTAGAGTTTCTACGGTTGTTTTCCCACTGGCACTTGAGCCGATTAAACAAAATATCATCCTATCATCTCTCCTGTTTTAGAGT